CTGGCGCTCCTTGGCGCGTCAGCGCAATTCGTGTGGCTGATGACGGCGCTGTATACTGCAAACCAATTAACAAGCAATGAGCTTTGGTGTTGCACTCCGTAACGCAGTAGGCATTGGCCTTGGCGGTATTGTCACGTTGTTTTCGGGCACGTTGGATCGTGCTGGTTTGGTCAACAATTTGCTGTGCGAAAATAATGCCAATCTCGTCCAAGAGGACGGCAGCTTTATTCTTTTGGAGTGACCTAAATGGCCGTATTTCTCTCCCCTGTGGGCGGCGTTGCGGCCCAGTTTTTCACCAACACCGGCGCAGTTTTGACCGGCGGCAAGCTGTATACCTACGCGGCTGGCACAACAACACCACAAGCCAGTTACACCACGTCCACAGGTAACGTAGCACGTACTAACCCCGTCATTTTGGATGCGGCTGGCCGTGTGCCTAGCGGCGGTGAAATTTGGATTTTGCCTGTTGGGTATAAATTTATTTTAAAAGATTCAACCGATGTATTGATCGCCACATACGACAATATTTTTGGCGTTGGCGCAATGTCCGTTACAAATTACACGGGCAACGGATCAACGGTTGCATACGCTATTTCAGGAAATGTGGTTGCTGTCTATATCAATGGCGTATACCAAAATAGAAACACATATTCTGTTGCAAGCGGCACATTGACGTTTAGTGCAGCACCTCCATTTACTTCTCTTATTGAGATTTTGTATAACTGATAAGGACTAATCATGGCTGACGCAAAAATATCCGCACTACCCGCCGCATCCACGCCAGTTGCAGGCACGGAAGTATTGCCGATTGTTCAAAGCGGTGCAACAGTAAAACTGGCTATCTCTGACATTACCCCAGGTCTTAGCGTTATTACAGTGCTTAAAGGCGGTACGGGCGTTACAACTTCTACGGGTACAGGTGCTGTTGTTTTAAACTCTGCGCCTGCGCTGACAAACCCAACAGTTACAAGCTACACAGAAACTGTCTATGCGTTATCTGGCACTGCGATTGACCCTGCTAACGGCACAATTCAAACAAAAACACTTGGTGCTAACACTACTTTTACAGAATCATTAGCTGATGGTCAGTCTGTCGTTTTGATGGTTAACCCTGTTACCTACACAGTCACTTGGCCTACAATCACTTGGATCAACGTGGCTGGTTCTGGTGCTGCGCCAACACTTGAAGCCTCATCAACAAACGTGGTTATTCTTTGGCAAGTTGGCGGCACAGTTTATGGAAATTGGGCAGGGAGCGCCTGATGTTTCTGTCTAAAAAACTGAACAAAGGTGGTGGGAGCGCTACACCTGACGCACAATTTAACTACGTCACTATGCTCTTGCATGGCGATGGGACTAATGGCGCACAGAACAATACATTCTTAGACAGCAGTACAAACAACTTTACCATCACCCGCAACGGCAATACAACCCAAGGTTCTTTCTCGCCTTATGGGTCTAATTGGTCTAATTATTTTGATGGTAGTGGTGATTATTTAACTGTTGCCGACAACACTGCTTTAGATTTGGGTTCTAGTAATTTCACCTTAGAGTGTTGGCTGTACTCTACTGTTGGAACATCTAACGAATGCGTTATTAACAAAGGTTATAACAACTCACAATCATATTTAATATTTCTTGACGCTAATACAGCAGGGTTTTTTGGTAGCAGTAATGGCTCTACTTTTGATATTTGTTCAAATGCTTCTATTGGTTCAGTACCAAAGAACACTTGGACACATCTTGCTGTGTGTCGTTCTGGTTCAAGTATTCGTTTATTTAATAATGGTGCGCTTATTACAACTGTGACATCTTCAGCGTCATTTTCTAATAGTGCGGATAATTTTATTATTGGCTCAACTGTTGCAGGAAGTTTTTATTACAACGGGTATTTATCAAATGTTAGATTGGTTAAAGGAACAGCCCTTTACACATCCGCATTTACTCCAAGCACAACACCATTAACAGCAATCACAAACACATCATTGTTGACTTGCCAATCCAACAGATTTATTGACAACAGTGCAAACAACTTTACTGTAACTGCAACAGGCAACACAAGCGTTCAACGCTTCAACCCATTTGGTGCTTCTACCGCCTACTCCACAAGCGTGATTGGTGGGTCAGGGTACTTTGATAATAGTGGCGATTATTTGGATGCGCCAACAAATAATGCGGCATTTCAATTTGGAACTGGCGATTTTACAGTCGAATGTTGGGTGTATCAAAATGCAACAAATAGTTATCCAACTGTTTTAGAAATTGATAATCATGTTAGTAATGGCGGGATTCTGTTTTATGTTGGAACTACAACGGGTGATGTTGGTGCGTATAGTTCACCAGTAGGATTTCTTGGAACTGCTACTGCACCCCCATTAAACACATGGAATCATATTGCTTGGGTTCGCAGTAGCGGCACATTTAAAATTTATGTTAATGGTGTAGGCAATGCAGGAGTTTCTTTTACAACAAATTTAAATATTTCAGCAACAGTTACTGTTAACACAAATCGAACATCAGGTTTTTACAATTTAGTAGGGAATATTTCTAATTTGCGTTTGGTAAAAGGAACGGCAGTTTACACAAGCAACTTTACGCCATCTACCGCACCATTGACTGTTATTAGCGGAACATCTTTGCTTTTGCCAATGACTAATGGCGCAATCTTTGACAACGCCATGATGAACGACTTAGAAACTGTGGGTAACGCACAGATTTCTACAAGCGTTGTAAAGTATGGAACAGGGTCTTTGGCGTTTGATGGTAGTGGTGATTATCTTGTTTCAAATGCCGCAAGTTCTGATTTGTATGCGTTTGGTACTGGTGATTTTACAGTTGAGTTTTGGTTATACCTAAATTCAACGTCTTCGGTTCAAGTATTTTACGACAGTCGCCCAGCGTCAGCTCAGGGTTTGCAACCTACTATTTATATAAATTCTTCTGGCACTTTGTTTTACTACACCAATGTAGCAAACCGAATTACTGGTAGTTCTTTGTCAGCAAATACTTGGTATCACATTGCGGTTGCAAGATCAGGTACTAGCACTAAAATGTTTGTTAATGGCACACAGGTTGGTTCTACCTATACTGATTCAACTAATTATGTAAATCCCGCATTAAGGCCAATGATTGGTGCTGATGGATTTAATAGTGGTACGCCTGGCGGTAATCCCATGAACGGCTACATAGATGACCTACGAGTTACCAAAGGCTATGCCCGATACACAACGACATTCACACCGCCAACTGCGGCATTCCCCAACACAGGCCCCGTCTAAGGAAATACCATGCAAATTGCAATTTTAAATAACCCCATCACAGTTGGCGACTATCGTGAACTGTTTAGCAAAACATCATTTCCCGCCAGTGGCCCAAGTGATGAATTCTTGACTGAGAACAACGCAAAGAAAGTCACTTTGTTCAAGGCCCATGATCGACTGACGCAAAAGTTGGTTTCATGCGATGCTTATGATGATGGTGAATTTGTCTCGCTTGTTCAAGTGGTTGACTTAACCGAAGAGGAAATCCAAGTTGCCAAAGACTCTGCAATGGCAAACATTCGTGGTCATCGCAACCAGTTACTAAAAGATTGTGATTGGACTCAGATTGCTGATTGCTCAATCCCTAAGAAGGCTGAGTGGGCTACATATCGTCAGACATTGCGTGATCTTCCAAGCACAGTCACAGGCGACTCAAGAACATTTGCTGATTGGCCTCATAACCCTGATTGGGTTGAGCCTTTTGGTACAGCACAGTAAGGAAAAATCATGGCGCTTACAAAAGTTTCTTATTCAATGATTACTGGCGCGCCAGTGAACGTGCTTGATTGGGGTGCTGACCCCACTGGCGTGGCTGATAGCCAGCCTGCGATTCAAGCAGCCATCAACTCTGGTGCGGTAGAGATCATTATTCCATCGGGAACGTACCGCCTAAACTCTGGTCTGACAGTCAGTAAGAACAATGCCGTTAAAAAGATTAGCGGTTTTGATATGTCCACAACTTTAAAGTTGTACACATCAACAACAGCGTCTATTTTTGACATTCAATATGTTTCACCCGCACCCGAGACAAAACAATTTTTTGTTATTGAGAATTTAATTCTTACGTCTAACGGCACAAAAGCCGATGCTTTTTTAACTTACGGCATACTTTCTACGGGTACGTCTTACGCTTACTTTAACAACATTCGTGCAACTAACTTTAGTGGCTCTGGCTGTGAAATAAAGGGCTGCGTCTATATTGGTCTTGATAACTATACGGCTGGTGAATGTAACTATGGTTTAGCTTTTGAGCTTAACTTGGGCGTTGCCTGCACCTCGGTTGTGGTCAATCGTGCGTACATTTCTGGATGCTTGCGTGGTATCACTCAGACCAACGCAAACAACATGACGTACATCGACTGCGTTATTGAGTTGAGTGGCAGTAGCACGACAACCAATGGTGCGTTTCACCTTGCTGGTGGTGCGGCAGAGATTATCTCGCCTTACTTTGAGGCCAATGGCAGAAACTTTGTAAGCATTGAAGGCTCACCAGTTATCAGATTACCTTATGGATGGACATCTGGCACTGCGGCCAACGTCATTACTTATAGTGCTGTAGCATTTGCTGAACGTGGCGTAACGCTACAGTATCCCTACAATTTATATTTGCCAAGGATTAACGCAGACATTACGTCTAATCGTGACTTGGTGATTGGCGAGAACCTCACTGTGCCTGTGGCTGGCGGTAGCGTCATCTTTGGCAACGAGACTATGTACTCTGCCAACGGGTTTCTTACCAGTGGCGCATGGTCAAACACTTACACAATCCCCGCATCTGAAAGCACAGGGTCAGCGGCTAACTCTAAAGCACTTTATGAATACACTTGTTATGCGGGTGCAGCCGATCTAAGCACTGGCTTTGATGCTGGCACGATTATGAATGGCACATTGCGTAGCTATTCCGGCTCAAACCCTGCATGGTTAAGGTTGGTTGGTGGCAGTCTGTCAACCGTGGTAATTACTGGCGTTGCGGGTCAGTTTAGCTGCACAGCCTCAACATTGACTGTTGGTATGGCAGTGACGATTGCGGGAACTTTTGGCGGTACAGGCTCAATCACGGGATACACCGATCCAAAGACTTATTACATCATTGCCACAAACGGCACAACAACATTTACATTGTCTGCAACTTCAGGAGGTGCAGCCATTGTGACAACAGCGGGAACGCCAACGGGTTTGACCTATACCATTCCTAGTTATGTTCAAATGAATGTGACTAGTACAACTTATGGCTTGACGTATAAAATCATCATGCGTAGAGTGTACCCAGGCATTGCTGTTTGATTTAGTGTAAGATTAAACTGTATCGGCCCAGTAGACCGAGGAATCTTAGGATTCAGAAAAAATGACTCAAGAAGTCCAAGCCCTAGCGGAAGTAGACTCCGCGCCAACCACGGATGTGACGGCCACACCTGAAGTTGCTGAAAGTACGCCGGAAGTCGCTGAGAATCAAGTCGAGCAAGCTGAAGAGAAAAAATACTCTCAGGCTGAAATTGACGCGATGATTGGCAAACGCCTTGCAAGAGAGCAACGTAAGTGGGAAAGAGAGCAAACGAATCGCCAGTCTGAACAACAGGTGATGAAATCTGCGCCAACTGCATCCGTTGACCAGTTTGAAAGCCCTGAAGCCTATGCGGAAGCATTGGCCTATCAAAGAGCCGAAGAATTGATCGCCAAACGTGAAGCAGCCAAGCAGCAATCGGCTGTTCTTGAGAGTTATCACGATCTTGAAGAAGAAGCTAGGACAAAGTACGACGATTTTGAACAAGTCGCCTACAACCCTAAACTTCCTATCACCAACGTGATGGCTGAAACGATCCAGTCTTCGGACATTGGGCCTGAGTTAGCGTACTACCTTGGCTCAAATCCAAAAGAAGCAGATCGTATCTCACGCATGACGCCACTCGGTCAGGCGAAAGAAATTGGGAAAATTGAGGCCAAATTGGTTTCAACGCCCCTGATTAAGAAAACAACATCTGCGCCAGCGCCGATTTCTCCTGTCACCGCACGCTCCGCTGGAGTGTCGGCTTATGACACTACTGATCCAAGGTCTACCAAGACCATGACGGATTCGCAGTGGATTGAGGCCGAACGCAAACGACAGATAAAGAAGTGGGAAGCGCAGAACCGCTAAAACTTTGACTTTTTTTAAAGGAATTTATCATGAGTAATTCAATCTTAACGATTGACATGATCACCCGTAAAGCTCTCGAAATTCTTGAGAACAACTTGGTGATCACCCGTAACGTGAACCGTCAGTACGACGACAGCTTTGCTGTTGAAGGTGCTAAGATTGGTTCAACTTTGCGTATCCGTTTACCTGACCGCGCTTTGGTAACTGACGGCGCCGCCTTGCAAGTGCAAGACGACAACGAGCAGTTCACCACATTGACTGTTGCTTCACAAAAGCACATCGGTGTTAACTTCACATCTGCTGAATTGACCATGCAATTGGACGACTTCGCAGAGCGTGTGTTAAAGCCTCGTATCAGCCAGTTGGCATCTTCTATTGATGCAGACGTGGCTAATTCGTACAAATACATTGGTAACACCGTTGGTACACCTGGCACTACGCCTTCTACTTCTTTGGTCTTGCTCCAAGCCCAGCAGAAGCTGAACGAAAACGCCGCTGTGATGAACCCCCGTTACGCTACTGTCAACCCCGCCGCTAACGCTGGTTTGGTTGAAGGCATGAAAGGTCTGTTTAATCCTACAGACACTGTGTCTAAGCAATTTAAAAACGGCATGATGGGCACTGGTGTTCTTGGTTTTGACGAGATCAACATGTCTCAGTCTATTAAGCAGTTTACAACCGGCTCTCGCGTTGCTACTGGCAACTCTGTAACCACTACTATAACTGCCGAAGGCGCGTCTAGCATTGCTTTGACTATTGGCTCTGGCTTGACAGTTAAAGCTGGTGACGTGTTTACTGTTGCGGGTGTTAACGCTGTGAACCCACAGACCCGTGAATCCACTGGTTCGTTGTTCCAGTTTGTAGCTTTGGCCGATGCAACTGCTGTTAGTACCGCAATTACTGTAACTGTTGCTCCTATCTACTCTGCCGCAAATGCTTTAGCTACTGTGGACGCCTTGCCTGCATCTGGCGCTGCTGTTGTGTTTGTGGGTGCTGCATCTAGCCAGTACGCTCAGAATTTGGTCTACCATAAAGACGCCATCACGTTTGCTACTGCTGACTTGTTGTTGCCCCAAGGCGTTGACATGGCGGCCCGTGCAGTTCACAACGGTATCTCTTTGCGTGTGGTTCGCCAGTACGACATCAACAACGACCGTATGCCTTGCCGTATTGACGTTTTGTACGGCTTTAACGCTATTCGTCCACAAATGGCCTGCCGTATTTGGGGCTAATTTTTAACATATTTTTAAGGAAATTATCATGGCTTTACCTAATGGCGCAGGCGGTTATCAAGTTGGTGCAGGCAACCGTCAAGAAACTATCATGGGCGCAATGGCCGCCCCTCAAACAGCTACGGCTACAGCAACCTTAACGGCAGCTCAAATTTGCAATCAGATGTTGGTGGCTAACCCCAGCACATCTGCTGCAACATACACGCTGCCTTTGGGAACTGCAATTGACACTGCTGTCCCTAACGCTACTGTTGGCAGTTATTTTGATTTGTCAGTTGTCAACATTGGCACTAGCTCTGGCGCGGTGACATTGGCTGTTAATACTGGTGTGACCGACGGCGGCAACGCTTTGGTTGCTATCGCTGTGACAACTAGCCAAATCTTCCGTTTCCGTAAGACCGGCGACGGCACTTACGTTGTGTATCGTTTGGGCTAAATAATGGGGGCTTCGGCCCTCATTTTTAAAGGAAATATCATGGCAAATACAAAACCTGTTGGCGTTGCTTTTAGCGACCCTGAACTAACTGCGGGCACTACCGTAAGTGGCGCGGTAATTGATAGCAGCGCAATCGGTTCAACAACACCATCTACAGTTGTTGGAACTACCGTTTACTCTACTACCGAAATTGGCTACACCGCGGCAGCCCAAGGTGCGGTAACACAGTTGACCAGCAAGTCCACAGGCGTGACGCTAAACAATAGCGCTGGCCGCATCACAATGAACAACGCTGCGTTGGCCGGAGCCACCGCCGTGTCGTTTATCTTGACCAATAGTTTAATTTCTATTAACGACACAATCATTGTGAACGTCTCTAGTAATACTACTGGTAGCACTGCTGGTGCTTACACCACTTACGTTTCGTATTTGGCTGCTGGCTCTGCTTTGATTACGTTGCGAAATTTGACTGCGGCAACTTCGTATTCCGAAGCTGTCATCATCAACTTTTCAATTATTCACGGCGCAAGCTAAATTAAAAGGGGGCTAATCACCCCCTTTATATTATGAACATTACACTTGTACATCCAGTTCATGGCGCTAAAGTCGCCACAATGGAACTTGAGATGGAAATGGATGAAAAAAATGGCTGGACACGTTACAATCCAGACACGCCTTCTGAACCTGAAGCGGCTCCTGTAAACGTGCTGGAAGTTAAACGCCGTAGAAAAGTGACTACCGAAGAGGTTTAAGCATGACAACGTACACCGCTGGCGAACAAATTAACCGGGCGCTTCGGCTCCTTGGCGTGCTTGCTGAAGGTGAAACGCCATCTGCGGCTACGTCACAAGACGCCTTAATGGCGCTCAACCAAATGATTGACAGTTGGAACACAGAACGTCTGTCTGTGTTTTCCACGCAAGATCAAGTCTTTACATGGCCTGCAAGTCTTATTAGCCGCACGCTTGGCCCATCGGGCAACTTTGTAGGCAATCGTCCTATCTTGCTTGACGATGCTACATATTTTAAAGCGCCTAATGGCGTGTCGTATGGCATTAAATTTATCAATCAACAGCAGTACGATGGTATTGCTGTTAAGACCGTAACATCTACATATCCACAAGTCATGTTTATTAACATGACGTTTCCTGATATTGAGATGTACGTCTATCCTCGTCCAACGCAAGATTTGGAATGGCACTTTATTTCAGTTGAAGAATTAGACCGCCCCGCCAACTTGTCCACGGTTTTGTATTACCCGCCTGGCTACCTGCGGGCGTTCACATACAACTTGGCCATGGAATTTGCCCCTGAGTTTGGCGTTGAGCCAAGCCCACAAGTGCAACGCATTGCCATGACTTCTAAACGTGACCTTAAACGCATTAACAACCCTGATGATGTAATGGCACTGCCTTACGCATTAGTTGCTAACCGCCAACGATTCAACATTTACGCAGGAAACTACTAACATGGCCACTATTGCAATTACCTCCCTCCCCGTTGCAACTGCTGCTGCCGTTGCTGATGTTTTGCCCATTGTGCAATCAGGCACAACCAAACAAGTCACCAACGCATTGCTGTTTACCAATTCAACATTGGTTGCGCCGGCGCTTGGCACTGTTGCAAGCGGCAACATTAGCGCTTGCACCAGCACAAGCATGGTGCTAACTACGCCAGTAATTGGTGTAGCTACAGGAACAAGTTTGACTGCTTCAGGCACAATTGTTTCAACTGGCACGGCTGGTGTAGGCTATGCCACAGGCGCTGGCGGTACTGTTACGCAAATAACAAGTCGCACTACGGGCGTAACGCTTAATAAAACATCTGGCGCAATTACGTTAGTTAGCGCAGCAGGCTCGGCAACAGCGGCAACATTCACCGTGACTAACAGCACCGTGGCGGCAACCGATGTGATTATCCTAAACCAAAAGTCAGGGACTGATCTGTATGATTTAATGGTTACAGCGGTGGCTGCTGGTAGTTTTAACATCACATTCCGCACTACTGGTGGAACAACAACTGAAACACCAGTATTTAACTTTGCGGTTATTAAAGCAGTTGCATCTTAATGAAAACGCCAATTCTTGGCTCTACTTATGTAGCGCGCTCTGTCAATGCGGCAGATGCGCGGATGGTTAATCTTTTTCCAGAAATTGTTCCCGAAGCCGGCAAAGAGCCTGCGTTTTTAAACCGCGCACCCGGTTTAAAGTTGCTCAATACCATTGGCACTGGCCCGATCCGTGGTCTGTGGGCTTTCTCGCCAAACGATGGTATTGGTTTTGTTGTGTCGGGCACTGAGCTTTACAAAATTAACAATTCTTATGTGGCCACGCTAATTGGCACGGTAGTCGGTACGGGCCCAGTCAGCATGGCCGACAACGGCACGCAGTTGTTTATTGCGGCCAATGGCCCTAGCTACATTTACAACAACACAACCAGCGCGTTTGGCCAGATCACTGACGTAGACTTTCCGGGCGCTGTAACGGTGTGCTATCTGGATGGCTACTTTGTATTCAACGAGCCAAACAGCCAAAAGATGTGGGTCACTGCTTTGCTTGACGGCACGTCCATTGACCCCTTGGAGTTTGCCAGTACAGAAGGCTCACCTGACGGGTTAGTGGCCGTGGCGTCCAACTTCCGCGAAGTGTGGGCGTTTGGTACAAACTCGATTGAAGTCTGGTATGACTCAGGCGCAACAGATTACCCTCTACAACGCATCCAAGGCGCGTTTAACGAGTTAGGCTGCGCCGCCCCTTACTCTGTGGCCAAGATGGACAACGGCCTGTTCTGGCTTGGCCGTGACCGCCGTGGCCAAGGCATTGTCTACCGCGCCAATGGCTACACCGGCGTGCGCATCTCAACCCATGCGGTTGAGTGGCAAATTCAACAGTACAGCGATTTATCGGACGCCATTGGTTACACATACCAACAAGACGGCCACAGCTTTTATGTACTGGTTTTTCCTAGCGCTAACACAACTTGGGTCTATGACGCGGCAACGCAGGCGTGGCATGAACGCGCAGGGTTTGCCAATGGTGATTTTACACGTCACCGTGGCAATTGCCAGATGGCGTTTAACAACAACATTGTCATTGGTGACTTTGAAAACGGCAACATATACTCCTTTGACTTAGATGACTTTAGCGACAACGGAAGCATCCAAAGATGGTTGCGTTCATGGCGCGCATTGCCTACTGGCACAAACACTCTTAAACGCACAACCCAACACACCATGCAACTTGATTGCGAATCTGGTGTAGGGTTAAATGCGTTTCCTGGCTATGACAGTGAAAACATAGATACTGAGTCTGGGTTAAATCTTGTTGCAGAATATGTGCAAACGTATCTGGCTACGCAATCGGGCGATACCTTGACCACTGAAGCTGGGGACGGTTTTGAGCCTCTGGGTCAGTACGATTTGTCAGATACTGACATTACGGGTTATGAAATTGTTACCAATGCCTACGATGCCACACCGGGATACGATCCTCAAGTCATGCTCCGTTTCTCAGACGACGGCGGCCACACTTGGTCAAACGAGCATTGGAAGTCCATGGGCAAAATCGGTGAGTATTACAATCGTGTAATCTGGCGTCGTTTGGGCATGACTGTTAAATTGCGTGACCGTGTGTATGAGTTGTCGGGTACTGACCCTGTGAAAATTACGATCATGGGCGCTGAACTCATTTTGAGTCCAACGAATGCCTAGCCCTAACGCTACACCAACGCCAATCACGCCCCCGCGAGTGCCGTTGATTGACCCTCGCACGGGTTTAATTGACCGCGCTTGGTACATGTTTTTCTTGTCGTTGTTTAATGCAGCGGGCGAAAGCGGTGACGTTAACCCAAATGTCGTGTCTTTGGTTGCGTCGTATGACGAGGCACTGCGTGCTGTCAATCAGGAATTACAGACCTTACCGCCATTTGTAAGCCTGCCGGCGCCCGACGTATTGACTGACTGCTGCTCTGCCTTAGAAGCTGAAATAGCTGAAATGCAAAAGCAGATTGAGG